GCTGATCTTCTTGGAGAGGCGAGACTAGACGGATATGATTTAATTCATGACTTATCGTTTATCACAGCAAGTCTTCGCAATGCGTATAGAGCTGGCGATTATGATAACAATGAAGAATTGTGCTTAAAAGAAGCTAAAGCCTCAAAAGAAGCAATCTGCACAATGATTAACTCTTTAATGAAGATTAGAGACAAAATCACATTCTTTCAAGCGTGGGCTTCAGACAACTCGCCACTTAATTAAACTCTGAATCTATGAACATAAATGATCAAATTATCCTGTCTGATGGCACATTAGCTATTTTTCTTGGATACCAAGACGACAAACGCTTTGGATTTTTTAGAGAAGCATCTAATCCAAATACTTTCTTCGGATGGAAAATCTAAAAATAATACTTTATGAAAACCTCATTCACGCCCGGACCATGGGGAATTGAAAATCGAACAAAACAAGGAGAATTTTGCATTACAACGCACATTGTCGCAAAAGACAAAAGCCATCTTGCAATTATCACTCCTTGTAATATTGAAGCCAACGCCCGCCTTATAGCGTCCAGCCCTGACCTTCTTTCGGCGCTTCAGGAAATGTATTCCATGTTTTGCGCCCACGAACAATACGACGACGACTCCGCAGCCGCCGTCAAGCTTGCTCGCTCCGCCATCAACCTAGCCACTGGACAAAAGCCATGAAAACCAACTTTATGTTCGACGTAGCTTTCACGGTCGAAGGACCTTGGGAGCTACCTGAAGATGTCCCAGCAATTCAATTAATTGCTGGACTGCAAAAAAGAATTGTAGATTTAACATTAGCCTATGCAAACAAGTCAGAAGACATTACCGAAGCATTTGGGTATTGCGATTCTTATAAAGTCGATGAACCCCCAGAAGTAAAATTCTTTTAGCCTTGACTAAAAATATGAGCAACACCATTACACTCCTCCCTCACATCATCGTAGATGACTGCTGGGGCCTCCCTCACATCATCGTAGATGGCTACTGGGTAAACGACCGCACCAAGTTCGAGGGGTATGTCATATCCCAATCCAATGACATCGAAGAGGATGACGACAGCATCTTCTTTTACGGGTTAACCGAGTCCGAAATCGCTGAGTCACTTGGCAAAGAAACAGGTGAGGACTTTGTAATCACCCATTATAAAATCGACAACTAAACAAACTGATCAATACCATATTGACCGTTTTCATTCTCACCAAAATAACAAATGAACAAACCACTATATTACCAAAACTGCCTTATCCAACCAGAAGATTTTTCCGATCTTTCAGAAAGATTCCGTGTTCCTTACGACACTGTTGCTGAAGTCATTGAGCAAATGCAAGAAGACGGATTCCCAAATTGGGCTTCATACACAGGAACCATCCGACAAAGAATCGGCCAAATGGTAGATAACATTTCTCTTGAGCCAGAAAAGCCCTCTGAGGAAGCTCAAGAAGAGTCCGTGGTAGAAAGCCCCAAAGAAGAGCAAGAAAGCCTAGAACCGCTCCCTGTAAGCGAAGAAGACGACATTGTTGAACACGCTGCAATTTCTTTGATGCAAGCCATGTCCGAAACCAAAACTGGAAGCTTCATTATTACCGAAGATGGAATTTGCACGATTAACAAAAGCTCACCTCCTTCACTTATTGAGTCATACGAAGTAGTTGCAAACGTCCTGAAGCTACGCGACCTAGCTCCTAAAATGGAAGACAAGACCTCATGGATGCTTGGATCAATCATTGATGAGCTTGAAAATCTGCATGGAGAAAACTTCGAAGTAGGACAAGTAGCAGAAACCACAGACAAATCCTTGAATACCATCTGGACAACCGTTAGCGTCTATCGTGCATTCAAGAAAAAGCGTTACAAGCTGTCATTCTCATCCCACAAAGAAGCGTTCCATCAAAAGATTCCAGATGAATCAAAGCATCTAATTCTTCACAAGGCAGAAGTGTTCAAGCTTGGACCAAAACCAATTCGCCACCTAGCCTGCATCGTCAAGACTATGGGAGACGATCAGGTGATTAAAAACATCCGAAGCAAGCAACAAGCAGAAAACCTTATTCTAGCGCACAAATCAAACAAAGTAACCTATCTTGTTTTTGATGATGGTTGGAGACGCATTAGCGGAACCGCATCATCTATCCCGCAAGGTAAAGTTGTAATCGACTTAAAAAACTGGACAGCAAGAGCAAATAACGGAGAACCTGTAGAAATCAAAAAAAGCAAAGCTTAATTTCAAATGTCAGAATACATTCAAGAAGCTAATGAAAATGAAAGCTTTGAGGAAATGATGTTTGGAATGACGCAATTTACTCAAGCTATACAAAATGAAATTGCTATAGCTTTAGTAATGAGTCCAAAAATTAGGACTCGGATAGAAAAAATAATCAATAAGCCAGACCATGAAATTGTAGAAAGCTTAAATAAAAGCGTAAGAGATTTTATTGTTTCTATGGCTATAGCTGAAAGCTATGGAGTAAACATCATAATGAATGTAATTGCCACACATTCATCAATAACAGGCAATCCTACGCTCGCTGATTCAATGGTTATTGTAGGCGAGAAAATTCAACAAATCAACAACTCAACACATGAATGAACAAGAAGGTCGCTTCTACGACTTAGAAGAAATCAAAAGCGCATTAGCTAGCAGGATAGATGAATTTGTTCTTACCATTTACCCTAATGCAAAACGAGAAAGCCAAGGGTATCGAATTGGTAATATAAACGGTGAAAAAGGTGACTCAATGCTTATTAGCACACGAGCTAATAATGCTGGTTACTTCATTGATTTCGCTACAGGGGAAAAAGGAAAAGCATGGAGACTTGTATCACTCAACAAGTCAATGTCTTTCAAGGAAGGACTTCAGTGGCTTGCTAACTTCCTTAACATCAAACCAATTCAATCCTTTGGAACTGTAAGTAAATCAAAAGACCCAGAAAAATTAGCTAAGGATATACGCACCTTGTCCCCATCTTGTATTGAATATGCAAAGAATCGCGGGATCAGTGAAGAAACATTGCTTAAGTATGGAGTAGGCACAGATGCTCAAGGGAAAATCTCATTTCCATATTATGACGCTTATGGAAGGCTTGGCATGATTAAGCATTGGGGGCTTACGTTGAAACCAGATGGCAAAAAAGATACATGGACAAGCTCCGATCCTATCATGTCTTTATTTGGAAAAGATGTTTGCGATCCAGATACCGGCATTCAGAAACTAGTAATTACTGAAGGCGAATGGGATGCAATGGCTTGTTGGGAAATGGGCATTCCAGCGGTAAGCATACCAATGGGTTGTTCTAATACACAATGGATCACAGAAGACTATCAATTTCTTTCTCATTACGATGAGATTGTATTGTTGTTTGATAACGATCAAGCAGGTAAGAAAGCAGCAAAAGATGCAGCAGCAAGGCTCGGTCAAGAACGATGCCTTATTGTTACACTACCACTCAAGGATGCAAATGATATGATCCGCGCTGGCAGGGGTAAAGAAATTGCTACAGTGATCGAAAACACTGCACCAGAACCAATTGCTGAAATTGTTGATCCAACATCAATGCGAGAAGGTGTTCGCTCTTACATGAAGGGAGACCATCTTGTTGATGGCGATCCATTCTTCTTGCCTAATTTTGACCTATCATTCAGAAAGCATGAGATTACTTTGTGGTTTGGTTTTTCTTTCCATGGTAAATCTGTTGCTGTGGCTAATCAAGTTGCATCACTTGCAGCGAAGGGAAAGCAAGTATGCGTTGCTTCATTTGAGCAACCACCTGAGCTTACCTTCTCTCAAATACTTACACAGTTCACAGCTTATCCCAATCTCCCATATACGGATGACTTTGAGTTGGCTTATGATCACCTGAGTAATTTAGTGTTCATGTATAAAAGCATGGAAAGGGCTGACCCAAAGCACCTAATATCAACATTCATCCATGCTCATAAACGTTATGGAGTCGATACATTTGTAATCGACAACGTAATGACAATGAACATTGACCGTGGTGATAATACAGCTCAAGCAGAAGCAATTGACGGACTGCGTGTATTTGTTTCCAAGTATCCAGTTCATTTAATGATTGTAGCTCATCCACGCAAGCCTCCCGAAAACACATCCAAACCACCCGGAATGGCAGAAATTCGAGGAGCATCAGAGTGGGGCGATATGCCACATAACATTATCACAGTATGGCGCGACATGGCAAAAAGTGAACGCATGGCTGAAATGACTGACAGTGACTTTGACAGTTCTGATATTGAAAGATTCTTTGAGTCTACTCCATGCGGAAAATTAATTGTAAGAAAGCAAAGAACTACAGGAGAAACACCATTGACTAATTTTTGGTTTCACAAAGAAACAAAAAGGTTTACATCAAAACCATCTGGTCCAATGCCAATGTATTCTGAATGTCCTTGGAAATAAAAAAAACAAAACTATATGGAACCATACTACTACGTATTCAAATCAAGTGGACACCCGCCAAGCAAACGGCATGAATCGCTTGAATCCGCCCGCATCGAGTCATTACGCCTAGCCGCCCTGCATCCAGGACAGTCGTTTGAAATCCTCTTGTGCATCGGGATAACTCAAGCCGCGAAAGCATCAACATTCTGGATGGACGGAATGGAACCATAAACAATTTC